TAATCCAGACGAGATTCGTAAACGAGCTTTAATGCTCGATTATACTAGAGGTAAGTCTACAAATAAAGCTAGGGTTACTCACATAATGCACCCTGGCCATCGAAACAACCCCAAGCGGGAGTTTTGGTGGGAGAATAGGATATACTTACGCAATCGTTGGAAAGACATTGCAGGAGTACAAGTGCTTGATTTTGAAAGTATGAAATCGAGTTGTGCTTTTAACATGGGATTTGCTGAAAAAGAGAACACATTTAACTGGGTTCATTCTGACAGCGGTTGGGGTCCCGGTCCGCGCATGTATGCTTGTGTTTTATACTTAACACCTAATCCTCCGTCTAATACAGGCACACTATTATTTGAACATAAAGGTAGTATCTTTGACGAACAAGAGAAAAAGAAAGATAAGAAAAGATACCACCCACAATTTTATGGGGACTATTGGAAAGACCCAATTAGTACCAATCCTGCATGGAAATTGCATTGTAAAGTAGAAAATAGATACAATCGTTTAGTCATGTATGATGCTCGTATGCTTCACGCTCCTGAGAACGCAGGTTTTGGAAATACCAAAGAAACTGCTCGATTAACACAAATAGGATTTTGGTATGGAGAAGATAGAGTACAAATTTAATGAAGGTGTAGCGTTAGAAGTTATAAAACGATACATTGATGAAACATATGGGCAACACTATGCTAGTGGAAAGATTCAGGCAACTGAGTTCATTTTTGATAGTGAGCATGGAGTAGGTTTCTGTTTAGGGAACATAATGAAATACGCTCAGCGATATGGAAAGAAACAGGGAACTAATCCTATTGATTTATTAAAGATTATTCATTATGCTGTCATGTTATATGGAAAAGAGCATGTACAGGTTTTAGATGGCGGAACAATTAGCGAGGTAGAAAACATTGACATTGACTAGAGGAGTAAAAAAGAAATCGCACGAAAAACTAGATAGTGCGAACGTTCAAAGAGTAATAGACTTACTAGGACAAGCAGAGCCAGTCACAAAGAAAGAAGCATGCGAGATGCTGAATATCAGGTATAACACGACCAGACTTCAGAGAATCATTGACGAGCATACTGAGGTTTGGGAACATAAAGAGAAGCGTAAGAGTCAAAATCGAGGCAAAGGCGCTACCCGTGATGAGATAAAATCAGTAATTGAGTACTATTTAGATGGAGATAACATCTCCGAGATAGCTACTAGATTATATCGTTCTAACGCATTTGTGAAAGCTATTATTGATAGAGTTGGTATACCTCAAAAGTTACCAAGTAGCTACGATAGATACAGAGATACAATGCTACCAGAACAATGTGTTGCTGAAGAGTTTCAAGATGGAGAAAAAGTTTGGTCTGCCAGAGACAATAGTATTGCACTTATTAAAAAAGAGCAATCACTAGAGTATCAAGCAACTATGCCAGGCTTGGGTAGTACTGATTATGAGGCAAAATATGGAGCAAAAGGTTATCAACTATATGTGTTGACGCCTTGCGATACTTCAAATACTTTGTTTCCTTGGTTAGATGGCAGTAAAATGGGTTATCATTCATTTGCACTTGCGTACGACTTAGGAAGTTTAAAGCATTTGGAGCAATATGGAGTCAACATATAATATAATCTTTGCTATTTGGATAACTACATGGGTAATGGTACAGTATAGAGTATTCATACCTAGTATTATTATCTTAGGCAAAATGGATAACAGCAATCCCTCTTATAGATGGTGGCCTGCTGCATGGGTAATATTTGGTATTGGAAGTTTTATAACAGTTCCAGTAATGTTAATACCTTGCTTGAACGACAACTATAGGGATATATTTGTCAAGGGTTATGTAAACAACTTATTAAAAATAGAAATATGAGAGCAATAATATTAGACGCACTAAGAAAGAAATACGAGGGTGTTATATCTGAGTGCTTTGCAAATATAGAAATATATTTAAGAAATCCAAACGGAATTGGAGAACACCCTGAAATATTGGAATCGATAGATACTCAGCTTGAGAAGCTGACAGCGGCACAAGAAAAACTTGATGCCTTACCAAAGTTTAAAAATCAATGAAACCACAACACACAGTAAGTGAATGTAATAAAAAGTTAGTAGTATTATTAGATAAATTGAATAATTTAAGTGAGAGCGACCCCATGTATAGACATAAGGTTGCCGATGCTAAAATGTTAGCACAGGAGTTAAGCCGTGAACGAGAGTTTCTGCATAGAAGTAGATAATTTAAAAGTAGGTATTCTTAGAAATCCCTATGAAAGAGTTATACATCTATATAAAGAAAGTTGGGATTGGGTAGGGCTACGAGAGTGGATAGAAAAAACTACTATCACTTCACAACTGGAACTTTCTAAAGAATGCGATGTTGTCGTATGTTTAGAATCATGGGAAGACGATTTCAAATCGTTAGGGATTACCCCTGACAAAAATAGCATGAATAAGCTATGCAAACATTATTCAGAGGACTATAGACGCTGGTATGGGAAAGACTTGAAGTCGCTAGTAAGACCCCTAGTAGTTCAAGACCTAACGACCTTTGGTTATAGGTTTTAAAAAATAGTTCTTGACTGCGCTCTTGTTTCCATATATAATATACTTATAAATTGGAAAAAGGAATGGCATGGGCGATAGATTTTATCAACAGATGAGAGACGCAACGGGTTGGTGCCCGGGCATGCCAGAACATTTAAAAAATAAACGGAGACGAAGAATGGCTTGGACAGACGAAGCAAAAGCTCAAGCAGTAGAGATGTATACTGCAGAAGAACCAACTCCAGAAAACAGCATGGAGATTGTCAAAGAAATAGCTGCCGAATTAGGTGAGAGCCCAAATGGTGTCAGAATGATTTTGACAAGAGCTGGTGTTTATGTAAAGAAAACTCCTGCAACTAAATCCACTTCAAGTGGAGGTGGTACTGGCGGTGGCAGAGTATCTGTCGCAGATGCCCAACAAGCGGTTACAGATGCGATATCTGACGCTGGTATGGAAGCAGACGCTGCTATCATAAGTAAGTTAACAGGTAAGGCTGCTAACTACTTTGCAGAAGTAATTACTAAACTTAACGGGTAGTATCTTAAATTAACAGTCAGTAGCTTTGGTTACTGACTGTATTTTTGTACCTTAAAAAACCACCTCACAGATTTAACCATAGGGTTCTTGGTAGAATACAATTTTAACCTAAAAGGAACTCATGAAGAAAGATGATTTTATTAAGCAGGTCGACAAGTGCGGCGATGCAATAATCACTTACCGAAGCCAAAACAGTCGTAGACTAAAGTACAACGTCTGTACGCTTGACTTTGATAATAAATATATACAGTCCAAAAGAAATAGGGCAAAACCTAGTAGTAACCAAGTGTTATTATTTTGCTGGGACACGGATTCATACAGACTCTTAACGCCCGCAAATGTAACTTCTATAGTTCCTTTATCAGCGATACTTAAGAATGATAGAATTACATGAAGCCCCAGCTCTCTATGAGAAGCTAGTTCACTATAATGAAGCAAGACACGAAAAGATTTATCTAACTGTCAACACTTTCAGAGATGTGGAGTATATCTCATTGAGAAAATATTTTCAAGACTTTGACGAAGAATGGAAACCTAGCAAGGAAGGCATCACCATGCCTTTAGATTTTGAAAACTCCAAGTTATTATTTGATGGATTAGTGGAGATTCTCTCCATTAGCGAAGTCAAGGATATATTAGAAACACATTTCAAAGAGAAGCTAGATGAAATCTACCAATAGAGCCGTCCACTTTTATGGCGACAGCCATATGCAAGGGTATGAAATAGACCATGACCGTATTCTCGGTCGAAATACTTATAGAGAAAAACAAGACTTAATCACACAGTTTGGCATGCACCAAGCTATAGTTATGTGGAATCAAAAAATGGGAAGAGCGACCAAGATGTCAGTATATGACTTTGCCCATCGCAGACTACCAGAGAGTTATCCATTATTAGTTTTTCCTGATTCAAGATTAAATGCCTGGCCAGCTATGAGTTATGATTACTTACATTTACGCTTAGTACATGATTATTACAAAGGGTTACTCAATGATTACGATAGAGTATTTATTGGTGTAGCTAGGCCCACGCGTACCTATAAACTAGATGAAATGGGCAACTTTGATTATAGATACGAAGATTTAGACGGCAAAGCGAATCAAATGACTGACATACAGTATGCCTGTGCATGGACACTAGGTGTTCGGTCAATCATGGACTTTATGGAAAAAAGAAACATAGAGTATAAGTTCATAAAACACTTTGATATATTTGATAGAAGTATAAAAGACATACATAATATTGATATACCCAAAGGTGCACTATATACTAATATGTTTTATGATACTTTCCATGAAGTTATAGAGAAAGCAATTCCTCAAGGATTACATAACTTTGGAGAAATGAATGGGTTCTACCATCGCAACGCAGATGCACATAAACAATTTGCAGCATACCTCAAAAATTACTTGACATAACCTCAAATATTTAGTATAATAGTCGTATGAATATTTTTATACTTGACGAAGATTTAGATAAGTGCGCGGAGTATCATGTCGATAAGCATATCGTCAAGATGCCTCTAGAGGCAGGACAAATGCTCTGCACAGTACATTGGACACACAAATATGCAGGATACGTACCTAACAGAAAACTCACATCAGAAGAATGGGCATCAGTCTCCATTCAGAAAAAGAATGACCCGAGGGATTTTCCCTATCTCCCTACTATGTATAATCACCCTTGTACCATCTGGGCTAGGAGTTCACAATCAAACTACGATTGGCTCTACTGCTATGCCTTGGCATTGGGAGATGAATACACCTATCGATATGGGAAGGTGCATAAATCAGTCGACATGGTATTGGGGCTACCAGAAATATCAATTCCCGACATCGGGCTTACCCCATTTGCACAAGCCATGCCTGATGATTGCAAACGAGACGACCCAGTCGAAGCCTACCGAGAATTCTATCACAAAGACAAAGCAGTCTTTGCTGACTGGAAATACCGAGATAAACCACATTGGTGGGACGAACAATCAGCCGATTACGAAAACAGGATAAGTAGATAATTTTTCTTCCGTCCTAGTAGCTCAATGGATAGAGCAACTGCCTTCTAAGCAGTAGGTTGCAAGTTCGACTCTTGCCTGGGACACCAGAAAAATAGTTCTTGACAAATCCTTAAAATCTTAGTATAATATACAAATGAATAAAGATATAAGAGCATTTTTAAGCAAGTGTCGCGAGGCATATTTCAATGGATATCCTATCGTGCCTGATGAAGTGTATGATAGATTAGTAGAGAATGTAAATACAGATGAAGTGGGTTCAGCTACAGACAGTCGTTTTAAGCACCCCTTCCAAATGTTCTCACTACAAAAAGTCTTTGCAGACGAAGATAAAGCACCTGACTGGGGCAGAGATGCCGCAGTTACAACTACAAAGTTAGATGGTGCTGCAGTATCAATTACATACATAGATGGTATCTTTCACCAAGCCTTAACACGTGGCGATGGTATCGCAGGATTAGACATATCCGACAAAATCAAACACATAGTTCCCAAAGTATTAGAAACAGGACAGACAGGCTATGCCTTGTTCTCTGGCGTTCGTCAGATTACAGGCGAAGTAGTAGCTCCTAAAACCATTAAGAATAGTAGGAATTATGCAGCTGGCGCTCTTAATCTAAAAGATGTAGATGAGTTCAAGTCGCGTGACTTGACCTTTGTAGCATACGGCATACAACCTTACATTGGCGAACGATGGCTAGAAGATATGAAACTTCTTGACAACTGGTTCAATGTTATATCAATGGGCGACTGGAATGAGTTCCCAAACGATGGTATTGTATTCCGAGTTGATTCATATAAGGCATTTGATAAGTTAGGACACACTTCACACCACCCTAGAGGAGCATACGCATACAAGACAAGAGCGGAAGGAGTTGTTACTAAGTTGTTAGATGTTGAATGGAATACTGGTAAGAGCGGGGTAATCGCTCCAACTGGGTTACTTGAACCTATTGAAATCAATGGTGCAACTATATCAAGAGCAACACTACACAACATCGCTTTCATAGATGAACTAAATCTAGAAATCGGTTGTAGTGTAGAAGTTATTAGAAGTGGTGAGATTATACCTAAAGTAGTGAGGAGAGTATAATGTTGTTATATTTAGAATCACAATTAGAAAAAGCTTATCGCGTTTATGTAACAAAAATACCTTTCGGACATACTATTCCAGACATCGAGTTCTTTAGAGAAATGATAGAGGAAATGAATGACGCAGAATACTTTGAACAACTACTAGATGAATGGGAGAACTTAGATGAAGCTAGAAGAAATACGCAGTAAGAAAGTGGCACAAATGCAGAAACGCTTAGATGAAGCGTGGCTGAACTTTGACCTGTCTTGGTGGATAAAGTGGGCGTCATCTTTAGTTTTACTTACTGCCATGATACTTCGTGGCGGACAAGCATACCCCTTTGTAGACTTAGTTCTCTCAACCATAGGTTGTGCAGGCTGGTTAGCAGTAGGTATTATGTGGAAAGATAGAGCGTTAATAATTCTGAACGCAGCAGCAGTAGTAATACTCGCGTCCGGAGTTGTTCGTGTTATTGCAGGAGTTTAATATATTGGCTTCTGTAGGCAAATACAATGAGACTTATTTCAAGAACTATCCTGCTGAAGCTCAGCGAGAAGGTGTCTTGTACGGAGTAGTATTAGTAAACAAGAAAACATATGAAAGAGAAATCATTAAAGTAGGCATTGCAGCTGGTAAAGACTGGCGTCATGTCATCAAGAGAGCAAGAGGCTTTCAGGGTTATGACCTAAGAATTCAACGTACGTGGACGGCTACATTAGAAGAAGTATTCTATATGGAGCAAAAACTACACGCTAAGTTCTTAGATGATAAACTTGAACCGTCTCACAAGTTTGGAGGACACACAGAGTGCTTCAAACCTACGAGCAAGATATTGGAGGATTTCCCTAAAAAATGGTAGAAGAACAAGATAGATATGTAGAATCAGATAAGCCACAAGACCAGCACAGGTTTCAAGGTTGGCATTATCATAGCGAAACTAAAAAGTATTACAGATTTGACGACTTACCGCCCTATGAAAATCAATAGGGTTGGTCATACTTACTTCGCTGTAGAAGAGAACTTTCTCTCTAAGCAGGAGTGTGAGTCGCTAATTGCGAGTGTAAACGATTGGAACTTAACCCAAGTCCCAGCGGGTACATACAATGGTTGGAAAACAGGAGTACAATTACGAGACATTGGCGTGCCCGATGTTTCGTGGCAATCTAAATTTGACGAGGCTTTCTTTAAGTTTAACAGTATGACTTATAGATTTAACCTAATAGATAAGTACTCCCACTTTTGTAATCGGTATTATGATGGTTACGAATTAGATTGGCACAGAGACGAGGACGAATCAGTTAAAGATTTATTCAAAAGAACACCAGCAAATAGATTAAGTGCTAGTGTCTTTTTGAATGAATCCTTTGAAGGAGGAGAGTTTGAGTTAGAAGGAATAGGACATTGGAAACCTAGAACAGGCGCAGCAATATTCTTTCCTTCAGGGCAAATGCACAGAGGTAGGAAAGTTACCTCAGGTACAAAGTATAACTACACAATTTGGAGAAAAGGAGAACGAGGAGCGTGATAGTAAAGGGCATATCAGAGGGGTTTCATGACGCCTCAGTATCGTTAGTTGAAGGGAACAAGATTCTCTGGGCTAAACACGCAGAGCGCTTTAGTAGAAAAAAGAACGACAGAATCAACCCACTCCATTTAAGAAATGCAGACGCAGATATATCGGTTTTCTATGAAAATGTACCGCTAAAGAACGAGAGACGTGCAAAGTTTTCACAACTCCCTGTTTCCACAAAAATCTTTGAGCAATGTGATTATCATACATATCATCACGAAAGCCACGCAGCAGGAGCGTACTACACATCGCCTTTTGATAATGATGTCGTTTGTGTCGTGATTGATGCGATAGGAGAATGGAGTACCAGCAGTATTTGGATAGTCGAGAACGGAAAATTGAAAAAAGTTTTTGAGAAAATTTATCCACAAAGCATTGGCCTGTTCTATAGTGCTATTACGAAGCGTATTGGTTTGAAACCAAATGAAGATGAATATATAACTATGGGAATGGCGGCATATGGAGAAGTATGTGTAGATATGCAGTATTGCTTCAATGAGTGGGCAAACTGGCATAAAGGGTTCTCCTTAGAAGATTTTAAAGGTTGCAGACCAGAAGATATAGCCGCAAGTGCCCAAGCTCATGCTGAGTTAGAAATCGAAAAGATTATAGGACTTGCCGCAAACTGGGGTACGAAACTATGTTATGCAGGCGGTGTTGCACTTAACTGCGTAGCAAATAGTAAAATCTTACATCATTATTTTAAAGATGTTTGGATTTACCCAAACCCAGGCGATGCAGGTAGCAGTCTAGGAGCTGCACTAGCATACACTAGAAAGAAAGTAGAATACACACCCTATCTTGGGACAAATATAGACCACTTTGTCAACCCCAAGATAGTAGTAACACAATTATTAAAAGACAAAGTAGTAGGAATAGCAAATGGAAAAGCAGAGTTTGGGCCTCGTGCTCTTGGTAACAGGAGTTTACTTGGCGATGTTAGGTACGACATCAAACGTACAGTCAACAAAATTAAAAGACGTCAACAGTTTAGACCCTTCGCTCCCGCGATTCTATCGGAGTATGCTGATGAATACTTCGACGGGCCAATGAATAAGTATATGCAGTACACTTCTCAAGCAAAACATGATTACAAGTCTGTAACTCATGTAGATAATAGTGCAAGAGTACAGCTCGTTACTCCTAGTTGTAAAACGATACTTAGACCAATATTAGAAGAATACTACGAAAGAACAGGAGTTCCAATGTTATTGAATACAAGTCTGAATATAAAAGGACAACCAATAGTAGATAACTGGCAGGACGCTATAGACTTCAGTAAGAAGTATGGAGTACAA